TCAAGCTCCAAGCAGGACGGCACCGGAAAACGCCGGCGCCGCAAGGCCTCCAGGAAGCGTGCGAAAGACTTATCACGCACTATCCGAGAGGACCAATCCGGGGATGCCTCAGAACATGGGATGAGCAACAAATTAAAGAAGAACTCCACTCGATCCTCACGAACCACGTGAACAGAGATGCCTCTCCAGGCGTTCCCTTAGCCGCAGTCTGTACGACCAATGGGGGTTTGATCGACAACCACGCACAGATGGTAGTTAACATCGCTTACGAGAGACTCAAGTTACTTAGTTTAGATGTAGATCTGTCCAATGCCTCAGCTCGCGATTTGGTGGAGAACGGGTTTTGCGATCCGGTCCGCCTTTTCGTTAAACAAGAACCTCACTCCAGACGGAAATTACGAGAGGGGCGTTTCCGATTGATTTCCTCCGTTTCGGTGGTGGATCAGTTGATAGAACGTCTCCTATTTTCCGTGCAAAATAACCTCGAAATCCTGACGTGGGCTTCCATTCCTTCAAAACCCGGAATGGGCTTGAGCTTGAGTACACAGGCTCGCTTGTTGTTTATGGATTTGAAAGTGAAACATCAGCGCGCACCAGCGGCGTGTGCCGATATTTCGGGTTTCGACTGGTCAGTGCAAGGGTGGGAGTTCGGAGCAGAATTGTACATGAGACGCAGACTGATGGGCCCAGCTCTCTTAGATAATAAGAGGTTGCTCAATGTGCTGAAGCACCGTTTTCGGTGCTTTAGCCTCAGTGTGTTTCAGTTGTCGGATGGAACATTGATTGAACAAATGGAGCCTGGAATTATGAAATCTGGATCATACTTGACGTCATCTATGAACTCAAGGATCAGGTGCCTTATGGCGGAACTGATCGGAGCACTATGGTGCATAGCCATGGGTGATGACTCAGTGGAAGGTTTTGTTCCTAACGCTCCTGAGAAGTATGCTGCCCTGGGACACACCTGTAAAGATTACCAAACATGCCCAGTGGATTACTCCGGTAATTTGCTGTCTGTGGATTTCTGTTCTCACTTTATTTCAGAGAATACAGCTTTCCTGGCAATGTGGCCGAAGACTCTTTACAGGTATTTAAGCAGCACCAGGCCTCAATTTGAGGATCTTAAAGCCGAGCTACTCTCATCACCAAAGTGGAATTCGATAGCTAGATATCTAAGGTCGGTCCAGCTGGATGACCGACAAAACCAACAAACAAATTAGAACTAGGTAGCTATGGCAC